TTGCCCATACTGGGCCATCATCAACAGAGTTACCTTCGTTTAACATAGTTGAACCTATTAGACCATCATTGTTAAAATCAGGGTTTAAAGAGTCCTGAGCTTCTTTACCTGCTGATATACTACCTGTCAATTTATGTGATGTGTCACCAATAGCTTGACTAGGAAACACTTGAAATTCTGTTAAGATGTATCCATAACCCGGTTTATACCCTCCAAAGTTTAATGTTTCTGTTAAGCCACTAGCTGTTTTTCCTCTCATTACGAATTCTTTTTTCATAGTATTTTCCTCATTGCTAAACCCAATTTTCGTGTAATACCGCTCTTTGCCGTCTTACCACCCTTTAAAATCTTACTAGCAGTCGTTGTAACTTTAGCAAAAGCTTTCTTTGAATTGCTAACAGTACCTTTTTTTCCGTATGAAGTACTAGCACGAATTGTTTTCATTCCAGTAGAAACCATTTTATTAAATTTAGAACTCGCTTTTACTTTACGCTTTTTCACTCCAACTGTTAGATCCGTTAAAGCTTGTTCGAATCTTATCCGGTCCATTCTACCACGTTCCTCTGCCATAGCTAACAAATCTTGTCCTGGAGGCGTTGCTAAAGCACCTAGTCCTAAAGCTGCACCGGTTGCTACTGGACTATATGCCAGTGCGGCGGGTGCTGCTCTAGCTGCTAACGGTCCAATAGCTCGAACGGCTACCTTTGCAGCAGAACGAGAAAAGCCGGGTGCGGCCACATCAAGCCCTATGATTAGGGCCATCGCTTTCTCTAAATTACTGAAAGCCATTAGTTAGCGGTGAGACTTACCAATAACTCTTGTATTCTTTGTAGAGATAGTTTTTCTGTGTGGACTTCAAACATGAAGCCTACCTTAAGTTCAGCTGTCCAAGCAACTTGTGTGTCTATTCCACAATGAATTGCATCGGTCGGAATTATGAAGCCACCCAAAAAGTTAGCTGGATTTAGCGCACTTGTAAAGTTAATCAAGCCCATAACACCGGCACCACCTGACTCTAATACAGTATTAGAACCATATATTGTTTCCTTACAAAAGACCGAATTGTCTGATAGACTGACCAAAGCGGTTTGTTTTTCGGAACATGCTTGAGCTGTCATGGTTCTAAATCCTATAACTGAATCAATATCGGATGCTTTAACACCGCCACCGTTATCAGTTTCGAATGTAATAAATGCTTTATCAACTACTAAGACCCTACCCCGTGCCGGATCCGTGTACGCTGAAATATCAATATTGTCACTAACATATGTTGTGGAATCACTATCAAGTGTAGTTCTTAAAAAAAACGTGTCGTTTCTTGCCATACTCACTACTGAGTAGCTACCTATTTAATTGTACCTCAAATAATTATAATATAATAATAAAACTAATAAAAGAAGAGTTAATACAAAAACAAAAAAGAAAAAGTCGTACTACTTTGAAAAGTAATACCTATATCTATTTAATTAATAATAATATTATTATATACAGTACTCTTTAGGTAATTATGGGACGTATGAAAGAATTTAAAGTAGGCAAAGCGTTTACTTTAGGGCTAGATGAAATCACATTTTTAAAAGTAGAGTGTGAAAGGACAGGTAAGAAGGCAAGTTATCTGATTAATAAATGGATTAGAGAAAAGATGTCTATGCAAGTAGAAGAGATCCGAAAGGTAAGAGGTCCTGAATCCTATTGCACTCATTGCCCCGGATATAGAGAGCACGTTAGAGGCGGTGAATTTAATGAATCTTGGTTATGTGAATCCTGTGGAAAAGATAATACGGAGTTAATCGAAGGCATAATAGCCAGGAGTAAATACTAATGAATTGTTATAGATGCGAAGGTAAAATCCATAGTGGTAAAATTATGAAACATAAAATTCGCCTGTATGGTGCGATTGTAACAACTAATTACTATTGCAAGCATTGTTTTACTGTTCTCGGTTTGAAATAGGGGGGGTAAACGATGTCAGGGGAGAGTTGGGACTCTCTCCCGCAACTATAAGAGGCAGGTATAGCCGACAACTGCTAGGACTGCTCTCATCACAATCTTTTCAATTAATATATAATCTAAATCGATGTGGTAGATCTTACTCATCACTAATTGTGAATTGTTTGTAATTAGTTACAGCTTCCTCGGGTCCGCTCATCTTAACAGATCTAAAGCGGCATTGCCAATTAATATCGTAATTACCACCACCGCGATCTTCAACTTGTAAAAATAAATCTTGAGTAATTATAAAAGTATCATTTATTACAGTTGCCCATACTGGGCCATCATCAACAGAGTTACCTTCGTTTAACATAGTTGAACCTATTAGACCATCATTGTTAAAATCAGGGTTTAAAGAGTCCTGAGCTTCTTTACCTGCTGATATACTACCTGTCAATTTATGTGATGTGT